CGGCACCGGGGCGGGGAAGTGGGCACTCGTGCGATTCGGGGCGGCCGGGGCGGCTGGCATCCGGCTCGGCAAGGTCTCGGGCACTTGGACCAAGGGTGCGACGGCAAGCGTCACGCAGTGGAAGGGCGACGGCTCCCAGGCGGTGACCGGCACGAGCGGGCCGCTGACGTTCACGGCGATCAACCGGGCGCAGACCGTTACCGGGCCGACCGGGGGTTATTGGGTGGGGTGCGAGTCGATCGATGGCACGTGGCACCTTGAATGGGCGGAGTGTACGTGATGTTGCTCGGAGGCAAAGGCGGCTGCCAGCAATGTGCATGTGTGCCGTGCAATCCGTGCGAGCGGACATGCACGAACCCGCACACCGGGACGGCGTTCGAGGTTGTCTACACTCGCTTCTTTGAGGGCGCGGAGGCGGGCAACACTACGGACGGTTTCTTTACCGCAACCGGAGACAGCGACACTTCAGACCCGTATGACGGGATGGATGGCAACGGTCCCTGGTATCAGCGTGTCAGCGGTGGGTTCACGCTCGGAGGTAGCAGTCCAGGCACTCGCTTTCCCTGCTCCGTGGTCGTGTCGTTTTGGCGCAATAACTACGTTCTCGGTGCCAGCACGATCCCGCCGCCGTCTTCCGCGCTGACGGAAAACATCGTTGAGGTGATCGTTTCGACGGGGTCGCTTGTCGCCCCGGATGGTCGAGTCATCACGGCGGCGGATGGTGCGGTCACGGTGGGATCGGTGCCGCTTGTGTCCGGCGGAGGTGACGCTTCAACGTCAGACCCGCGCACGGGGGAAGGGACCGTTTCGTATTCGTCACTCTGCGACAACGTGGAAACCACGTTTACGATTCGCGCGACGATCCGATGGAACACGAAGAAGCGGCAGCACGTTCTGTATGGGATAGTGCGAGAGTGCTACGAGGAGGGGACGCCGTGCGCGACGGTGTGCAGTGGAAGCCCGCCGCCAAATACGATCTACCTGACGATCAAAAACGTATCCCTTTCTGGTGGCGCTACTGTGGCGGGATTGGCCGGAACGTACGTGATGACAAGAGCACCAAATCTTTGCGATCTCTGGGAGAATTACGCTGACTTGACGTGCTCTGTCGGGTCTTTTTGGGGATACAACGAATACATAGTGGCGACTTCGATGACCGTCCGCACAATGTCGCAGTCGATAAGGCGAGTTGTCACAATCGGTGGTGTCTCTGAGTGCGTTCTGGCGACCTTGTATTGGTTCGATGCCACTCCTGTTCCAATTTGCGGAGCAGGACTCATCAAGAGCGGCACTGGAGGCCAGATCACTTTCGCAAACGGCGCAGCCACAACAGGCACGTTCGACTGGGAGATCTCCGCATGAACTGCGACCTCACCGCCCCCGACGCCACATGCCCCCGCTGCGGCTTCGCCTCGAAGGTCCGCGGAGCGATCCGGCAATGCCGCAAGCCGGCCCCGACGCACTGCGGCCCCGGCTGCCAACTCCGCCGGACGCTGGCGTGGTTCGTCCGCGACGACGGGAAGTGCGGCTGCACGGAGTACGCGGCGAAGATGGACGCCTGGGGATCGGCGTGCTGGCAGCACATGGAAGAGATCGTCGACCACCTCCGCGAAGCAGCCGCGAAACGCGGGTTCCCGTTCATCGCCACCGCGGCCCGGATCGCCATCGCTCGGGCCATCGAGGCTGGCACACCCCCCGCCGGGTGATCTGCCGGCGGGCGAAGATGGCGGCATGGCCGACCGCCGCTCGATCACCGTGTGGATCTCCGATCAGCGGTGGCGCGTTCGCCGGTGCCGGGTGCCGTCAGACCGGCACGGGGACTGTGACTACGACAAGCGTCTGATCCGCGTCTCCGAGAGCCTTCGCGGGGACGATCTCCTCGAAGTCCTCGTCCACGAGCTGATCCACGCCCGGTGGCCGGACCTGTCGGAAGAGGCGGTCGAGGAGTTCGGCCAGGAGATCGCAGCGGTGGTGACGGCGTTCGGATTCGTCCGAGAGGAGGATGCCGATGGATGACCGTATCACCGACATCGTGCGAGACCTGATTCGCAAGCACCCGAACGCCCCGGCACGCACGCTCGCTCGCCGGCTCGTCGAGGACGTGAACGGGGCGTTGACGCTCGAGCAGGCCCGGAGCCGCATCCGTAGCATCCTCGGGCTGAACGGAGAACCACGGCGGAAACAGTCGCACGACAAGCCGTTGCACCGCCCGCCACGCAAGGCCGGCGAGCGGCTCGCCATGCCGCCCTCGCAGGCCGAGCCGTGGCTGCCGTTCGATCTCGGGATCACCGGCAAGGTCGGCGTGTTGTCCGACATCCACGTCCCATACCACGACGAGACGGCGCTGCGGGCCGCGGTCGATCACCTCCAGGCGGAGCAGGTCGACTGCCTGCTCCTGAATGGCGATTGGGCTGACTTCTACTCGATCAGCAGGCACGAGAAGAATCCGAAGCTTCGCAACTTCAAGGCCGAGCTGCACGCCGGGCGTGAGCTGTTGAAGTGGTTGCGGCAGGAGTTTCCCGACGCTCGATTCGTGGCGAAGCTCGGCAACCACGAGGAGCGGTGGGAGAAGTGGTTGTGGGAACACGCACCGGAGATCAGCGACGATCCCATCATGGGTATCGACAATTGGTACGGGTTCGAGCGGCTCGAGATTGATCTCGTGAAGGACAAGCGGATCGTCCTCGCCGGCGCTCTGCCGATCCTGCACGGACACGAGAAGGGCAACGGGATTTCGTCGCCGGTGAACCAAGCTCGTGGCGCGTTTATGCGGCTGCATCACACCGTCCTCGAAGGCCACGGCCACCGAACTTCGACACATTCCGAGCCCGATATGATGGGCCGCGAAACGGTGTGTTTCAGCACCGGGTGCCTGTGTGACATGCGGCCCGCCTACGCTCGCCTGAACAAGTGGAACCACGGGGCGGCGGTGGTGACGGTTCACGCTGATCGCACGTTTGACGTTGAGAACTTTCGGATTCAGGCGGGCAAGGTGCGGCAGTCATGACCGGCGACGAGCTGCGGGACATCGACCGGCGGATTCAGCGGGCCGGTGCGGCGAACTGTTGGACGGGGACGCTTGGCAGCCTCGCCGCCGATGCGAGGCGATTGGTGCGGCACATTGAGGAGCGTGGCATGTCGTGCGAATACCCGGTCGATCACATCCTCCGCGGCGAGCGGGAGCTGCGGCTCTACACCGGCGATGAGATGGCACCCTCGGACGCCATGATCCTCACCGAAGACGACGCCGCCGACGTGGCCGAGGAGACGGCCAGGGCGGCGCAGATCGGAGACGGGCGTGTGTTTCCGGAGCCGGAGACGGCCGGCCCGCCGGTGGCGGTGCGGCTGCTCGAGCAGGCGACCGCGGCCGTGCGTGATCGGCATGCCGTCTACGGGCCTCCCACGGCACATTTCGCACGCACGGTCGGCATGGTCAACAGCCTGTTTGCCGACGTGCTCCGCCGGCCGCTCACCACGGCCGATTGGGCACGGATCATGATTCTCGACAAGCTCGCCCGCGATCTCGGGCCGAAGCCGCACGCCGACAACGCCGTCGACCTGGCGGGCTACGCCGCTTGTCTTGCGGAGTGCCAATCGTCCGCACCCCCTCCGCCCGTCACCGGCCACCGGTGACGATTGATGGTGTGGAGTGACACGTGATCGCACGACCGACGCACTGGCGGGCCGTCAGCACGGGCCGCGAGTCCGTCGCGGCACCGGGCGATCACGTTTCCCTTGCACACCTCGCCGGCAACGGCGCGAAGAGCGGCAGGATCACCTCACGACCGGCCTACACGGACCGGGAATTGGAGCTGATCGCATACCGGCTCGGCGTGACGGTGGTGGCAGTGAAGCAGGCGATCGCCCTCGGCATGTTGGAGCAATTCGATGCCTCCTGACTCCCTCGATGGCATTGTCTCGACGACGACGAGCCTAACGCAGACGCAGACGGGCACCGTCGGCAGCTCGACGCGGGCCGTCTCCGTGGGCAAGAGCTACCCGCTCAACAGCGTCTCCGGGCCGCTCTCGGATCAACTGTGGGTGTCGAACCGCTCGCTCGCCGTCGGCTCGACCGAGACGCTCGACCTCCTCGCCCTCGCCGACACGATCCAAGGGGCGACCGGCGTGCAGACGATGCGTCAGGTTCGGCTCGTGCGCGTCGTCAACAACGAGACGACGACCGGCCCGCGGATCGTCGTCGGGCCGTCGGGCACGAACGGCTGGGGCCGCGTCGCCGGCGAGGTGGGGCCGGGCGGCGAGCTGCTCGGCGTCCAGCAGACGCACGCCTGGGGCGTGACCGCGACCGAGCGGGGCGTGACGATCCGCGCCACCGGGCCGACCGGCTCCGTCTCGTATTCGATCGTGATCGCCGGCACGAACGCCACTGGACCCGCGGGGTACTGACATGACACCGGACGCTCTCACCGCTGCCGTGACCGGCTTTTTGAACGGTGCCCGCGACAAGGCTCGCGGCGGGCTCACCGTCTCGGAGTTCGGCAGCCTCACCGTTGAGCTGATCCGCCTGGCGGTGACAGGGCTCGACACGATCTCGGGCATGGACGGGCCGACGAAAAAGGCATGGGCGCTGTCGTGCGTTGGGAGCCTTTTCGACTCCGTGGCCGACTCGTGCGTCCCGTTCGTCGCCCGGCCGATCTGGTGGATCGTCCGGCCAGCCGTTCGCACGCTCGTTCTCTCGGCTGCCGGCGGGGCTCTCGAACAGATCCTTACGCTGACCCGCGCCGCCGCCCCGGAGGTGTCCGCATGATCTGGGACGTGAATCAGGCAGAGCCGTGGACGGCCGCCAAGGTCTACGACGCCAACGGCAAGGAGATCACCTACGTCGTGTGGATGGACACCGACACCGGCGAGGTAGTGCAGCTAAAGCACGACGGGGAGTCGCTTGTCTTCAACGGTGACCACTCGGACATCGTGCGGCAACTCAAGTTCTACCCGGCACCGCTCCGCGTCGTGCCGATCACGGAGCCAGTCGCATGACGACCGCCCTCCTCCTCGCCGGTCTTGCGGTCGCCTACCTGCTGTGGTCACGCCCGGCCGCCCCGGCGGGGCTGCCGCCGCTGTCGCCGATCCCGTCGCTGCCGGCAGGCCCGGCGATGTCGTCTGGCGGCCCGCACCCGCTCACCCTCCTGGCGATCCTCGCCGCCGGCGGGATGGTGGCGTTCGCAATTCTGGAAAGTGGAAAACCGCCTGCCCCCGCCCCCAGCCCCGCCCCGGTGGTCGGGCTCGATCTCCGGGGCCGGTTCGTCGGGCCGGACGCCGCCACCGACGCCGCTCTGACGGCGGCGCTGCTCGAGGAGTTGGCCGGCCAGATCGAGTGGGACGGGCAACAGACCGAGCCGCGGATGAAGACCGGGGCCGCGTTCGACGATCTCCGCCGCGCCGCCCGCGAGCTGCGGTGCCGGGGCGTGTCGCTCGGGGCTCGGCAGCCAGCCGTCCGAGATGCCATCAAAACCTTCCTCGACGCTGAGGCCGGCACCGAAGGCGGGCCGGTCGATGCTGCCAGCCGGGCAAAGTGGGTGCGAGCGTACCGGGCGGTCTCGCAGGCCGCGGCGGAGGCCAGCCGATGACCGCACGTCAACGCACGGTGTGGACATGGTCCGCGATCGGGTTCGTCGTCTTCGCGGCCGTTATCGGCGCGCTCGTCGAGCGGGCCACGCACCGGATCGCCGGCAGGGTGGAATCCCAATTCGGGTGGAAGGCCGACATCGTCGGCGCTGACGAGTTCGTCTCTGCGATGGGCCGGGAGGGCGTCTTTGCGTCCGCCGCACCGGATGCGATGGCGGTGCCGATCGGCCAGGACGTTTTCTTGTGGCGGGCCGCCGACAAGGCGAGCCGCAAGAGATACGGCAAGCCGTTTGCTGTCAGCAATCAAGCTTCGGTCGGCTCGTGTGTCGCGCATGGTGCCCAGCACGCCGTCTACATGGCCGAGAGCCTCGCATGGGACGCCGGGATACGGGCAGACGTGCCGCTCCGTCCCTCGACTCCGTCGATCTACGGCGGCTCCCGCGTCGAGGCGAGAGGCAGGCCCGGAGACGGCCGGCAGCCATACGGCGGATTCAGCGACGGCAGTACGGGCTACCACGCCGCAAAGTGGGTGCGTGATTGGGGCATCACCTATCAGCAGCCCTACGCCGCCTTTGGGATCGATCTGACGAACGGTCAGCACCTCGAGCGGGATTGGGGTGCCTTCGGCAACGGCGGGAAAGACGACGACGGGAAGTTCGACGCCGAGGCGAAGAAGCACCCGATTCAGAAGGTCAGCCGGATCACCACGTGGGACGAGCTGGTACACGCTCTCTCGTCGGGTCTGCCGGTGACGATCGCGTCGAACGTCGGCTTCCAGGCGTCGGCCCGTGATGCCGACGGATTCATCCGTCGCAATTCGACGTGGCCGCACATGATGGCGATCGGTGGTCTGCGATGGGCGAAGAACGCGCCGCCCGGCACCACGAAGCCGAGGGACGGCGTCCTCGTGTTCAATTCGTGGGGTGCGTGGCCTTCGCAGGGTGGCGGCAAGTTCCCAGCGGATCAACCCGACGGCACGTTCTGGATCGTCCGCGAAGACGCCGAGGCGGTTCTCGCCGCGGGTGATTCGTGGGCGTACTCCACGACGGCCAATTGGGAGCCGGTTCCCCTCGATAACGGCCAATGGTTCGAGCCCGCTCCCGCCGTTCGCCGCCCGCAACCCGCCCGCCTGATTGCAGACACATTCTCCCTCGCCCCGTGAGGCCGCCATGCTGATCGACCGCAAGCTCGTCGCCGTCGTCCTCGTCTGCCTCGCCGCCGGGTGGTGGCTCGGCTCCTCGCCGTCGTCACCGATCAACCCGACGCCCCAGCGGCCGGTCTTGCAAGCCGTCGGCCGGCTGGCCCGGATCGCCGCGCGGCTCGGGCTGTGGGCCGCGCTCGCAGCCGAGCCCGCACCGTCGCAGGCCGACAGCCGGCAACTCGTCCACGCGCCGGCGGTTGACGCCGATGGGCATCGGGTGGTGAATCATGGGGAGGGCTGGTGATGGACACGATAGCCGTTTTCTTGGTTCTGTTCGCTACGGCCTACGCGGTCTTTGAATGGGGGCTTTCCCATTGGGGCTCTGACCGTGTTGAAGTGCTCACCGCTGTGATCGCTGGCGGATTCGCAACGGCCACCCTCACGGTTTTGGGTCTCGTCTTTGCTGCGCTGAACGTGTGCTCGTGGCTCTGGCAGCACGTTCGCTTGGAGGTGACGTTGTGACCCTCTACCGCTCCCTCCTCGCCCTGTTGGCCAGCCTCTCCGCCGATCCGGCCGAGATCGACCGCGAGCCTCCACGCGCCGCCGCGGCCGTCGTTGCCGCCTATGCCAGCCTCGCCCCGGAGACGGCACCGACGCCGCCCCCGGCTCCGGCCGGGTGTGCGTGCGGGGGGAAGTGCTCGAACGGCATCTACCGGCCCGACGGGCGGATCGAGATGAAGTGCGACACGGCGTGTGGCTGCGGCTGCCGCAAAAGCTCCGCCCCCGGCCGCTGACCGGCAATGCCCGCGGGCTGCCGTCGCGCCGGGGGCGGGGTCTTCAACCTGCCAGCCACCGCAGCAGCAGAGCCACTGGTATCGTCACTGGAAGCCACGCAAGGGTCTGGCGAACGGTCATGGCTTGGCCTTCCTCGGCCGCCCCATCCCCGGCGTGGCCACGATCTTGGCAACATCCCGCCGGTGGACAAACACGGTGCCGTCGATCTCCACGCTCGGGACGGTGCCGTCCTTGACCATCCGGTAGGCCAGGGCTCGGCTGACGCCGGCGAGCGTGGCCGCCGTCGTCGGCCGGACGTAGTCGGTGGTGTTGATGCGGGTCATTTCGCAGCCCCGCACCCCTGACGCCTTCGGATTGATCGGAACGCCGACAGCACCTCCCGGACAGTGTCTTCAAAGATCATCTGGCTCGGGCACATTGGATCGCTGGCTTCCTCCCAGTCGTCCGTAAGATAAATGATCCACCCCGTGTCGTCTCTCTCGATGGAGTCGATTTTATCTGGGTTCCTTTTTGCCAAATCGGAAAGCGTCTTGCTCATTTCTCGTTCCTCTCCTCTCGTGGTGGTGACCCGCCCGGCGAAGTGCCGGGCGGGTGGGGCGGGCTTCTCAGTAGATCCATCCGATGACGTTGAATCCGCAGTCGGCCGCAATCATCGTTGCTTGTTCCTGCGATCCGCACTCCTGAATCACTGTCCCGGTTTCGGCGTGGATGATCGTGTCGAAGTTGATGATGACGTTCATCGTTCGTTTCCTTGGTTTGGGTGTCTCGTTCTCGTCTGGGTCTACTGTAGACTATCGTCCATAGTAGGTCAACAGGGTGAGGAAAGATTTTTTTGGGGGCGGTTTTCCGCGGGAAAAGCGGTCATTCCGGCTCCGGCACGAACTCGGCCACGTCGTCGGCTAGGTCGAGCGGCGGTAGGTAGTCGAGGGCCGACCGCGTCTGCGTGATCGCCGGATCGAGGTAGTGGCCGCGGGTCATCGCCGGATCGGAGTGTCCGAGGTGCGCCGTCGCATCCCCGCCCCCGGCAGCCACGTACGACGCCGAGGCTTTTCGGATCGCATGAAATGCCCGGTACGGCACGCCGGCAGCCCGGCAGAGCAGCCGCATGGACGGATAGATGCTCGTCGGCTGCCGGTCCCACGGCCACACGAGATCGTCCGGCCCGCGGCGTTGCTCCTCGAGCTGCTGGCAGAGATCGGCCGGCAGAGCGTGCGAGATGTCTGCGGCACCGCCCTTCCGCGTCGCGGCGACGAACAGCACCCGCCGATTCTCAAGGTCCACGTCCCGCCATCGAAGCTGCATCAGCTCGCCGATCCGCGAGCCGCAGCACCAGGCGGTGTAGATGATCGTGGACCACCACCACGAAGACGGCAGCCCACCGGTTCGGCGGTGACGCTGCCGAGCCTGCATGATGATCTTGGCAACGTCGCTCGAGGTGTACGCCTTCGGCGTGCGGTGGATTCGTTTCTGCCGGGCGAGGGCCGGCCATTCGCCCTCGTGGATCTTTTTGCGGCACGACCAATTCCAGAGGGCGAGGATCTGCGAACGGTCCTTCGCCACGCTCTCCGGTGAGATCGGCTTCCCGCCGCGGGTGTTGGTGGCTCGCCATCGCAAGAACTTCGCCACCGTGAAATCGTCGAGATCGGCAAGCGTCGGCTCGTGGCCCACGAACTCGCCGAGCTTCGCGATCGAGTGCCGGTACAGCACCACGGACCGCGCCGAGAGATTCATGAGGACCGCGTATCGGTCGAGAACGTCCGTCAATTTCATCGCAAGGCTCCGCTAACGGCCTCGCCTCCATGCCCGGCAGTGGGTACGCTCCGCGTCGTACCCTCCTGTTCCTTGCCGACCGGAGGAACCGAGATTGTACCTCACGCATGTTCAGTCCTGAACGCATGTACAATCCCGCCCTCTCCGTTGTAGTTCGGTCGGTAGGTAACAGTACGCATCCGCGAGGGCGGGTGCGCGGCGGAGGTGTGGCGTGGCAAAGCCCAGCGAACTCGTGTCAGTGGCAGAGGCCGCCGAGATCGTGGGCTGCACGCCGAAGACGATCTGCCTGAAGATCAGGGACGGCGACCTCGAAGGCGAACGTCTCGGCGAGCGTGTGTGGATGGTTCGACGCCAATCCGCCGAAGAGCTGGCCCGCGTGATCTCTAACCGCTCGCTCCGCAAACGCGAGCAGCTCGCCGCGTCTCGTTCGCGCTCGAAAAAGCCGAAGGCGTAGGCGTTTCCCGCAGTTCTCCGAAATCTGCGAACTGCTGTTGACAAGGTTCGGTAGCTGACTTTACCTTGCTCAAACGCTCGGGGATTGAAACTCCTCGGGCGTTTGGTTTCGACGCAAGGTTCGCTACGTAACCTTGCTGGACACCTTGGCAAGGACGCCCGTTTCGCCCGTGGTTTTCGGGGGATGACCCGCTGCAAATCGTGGGTAGGCTAAATCCCAACTAAGTGAACGGGCGTACACGTTAGGGGAATGGAGATGCAGACGAACGGTGGAGAGGGGCGAGTCGATCACGACCTGATTGACATCTGCCTAGGGGTAGGGCTGTCGATCCGATCGACGGCGTGGGTGGTCGGCGAATCGGTGGATCTGGTGTGGCACGAGTGGTCGGTTCGGACGGGTTTGCCGACTCCGAAAGACCCTGTGCAGAGCACGATCCGGAAGCGGGCGAAAGAGATTCAACGGGGATGGACGCCGGAGCTTCGGCAACTCGCGGAACACGGATGCACGGCACGACCGAGCAGCCGCACCGTCGAGTACCGGCAGCGACACCGGCGTGAGATTCAACGGCGATACGACGACAAGCGAAAGGCCAAGCAGCAATGCCACTCCGACTCGACCGTCGAGAAGGTCAGTCCATCACCCTCCCCGGTGATTGTCCAGCAGATGACGTTGTCGTTCGTGTCCACAGCTTGCGAGGCGATCGAGTGCGTTTAGAGATCGTGGCGAACCACGATCAGGCGATCTACAGGACGGAGCTGTTTCGACGGCTCGAAGCACAGGAGCAGGAATCCAATGGCGAATGTCATGGCCGGTGATGCGGAAGCGGCAGGAGCGATCGCGGGGATGCAGGAGACCTACGGCCGTCCTCGGTTCGAGGAGGGGCAGTGGGTTCGCGGCGAGTGCTTCGGCAAGAAGTTCTCCGGGCGCGTCCTCGAGGACTTCGGCGATGGGATCTGCGTGGAGATCGACGGCGGGTGGCTCGGCGTGAAGCCGGAACACATCCACGAGCCGTCGCCGACGGGGCTGCCGATGGACTGCCTGCTCGCAGATCCGACGGACTGCTGACACGGACGGGCCGGGGCAGGACGCCACCGGCCAGGAGCCCGCGGAGCGGGTGTGACAGGGACGGCGACCGTCGGCGGTGGAACCGCCGACGGGTTCACGGAGGGGCGGCATGGCAGGCGAAGGCGTGATCCACGTGCAGCGGACGTTCTGGCGATTGCCGGCGCGTCGTGCTGCCGCCGGATCACGTCGGCCCGCCGTGCGGCTCTGTCGGAAGAAGAAGCAGCGGCACCCGGAGACGAAGGGTGCGAAGCGGGTTCGGATTCGGTCGGAGGTGCGTCCACGAATCGTGGCGTGGCTTCGTGAGGTGCGACGGGTGCAGGCCCGGCTCACACACACGGGCAACCTCTACGCCGATCCCCGGCGAGCCGGGGGCCGGTCATTGGCTGGTGATTGCTACGTGGAGGCGGCGCTCGCAGGAGACCCGCGGATTCTTCTCGACACGATCGTCGAGTCGATCTGCCAGCTCCAAGGCGTCGGCCGGGAGATCGAGGCAGCGGTAGAGCCGGTTGCGACCGCGGCTCTACCGGGGACGCCGGAGAAGGTCGCAGAGATGGCACGACGCCAGGAGCGTTTCCAGGCGTTGCACACTGATCGAGACGCGAGGAGGAATTAGGGATGGCGGAAAACGAGATCACGACGGAAGTGCGAGGCGGCGAAGTGGCCGTCCGCGAGGCGACGGAGTCCTTCAACTTTTTTGAGCTGGTGCAAGCCGGCTCGCAGATGGTGAAGACCGGATTCCTGCCCGACCACATCAGGACAGGCGAGCAGTTTGCCGCCATCGTCCTGACGGGCCGGGAGATGGGCATCCCGCCGATGAGGGCGATCCGCTCGCTCCAGATCATCAAAGGCAACGTCGTCGAGAAGGCCGACAGCCAGTTGGCCCGTTTCAAGGAGTCCGGCGGCCGGGCTGAGTTTGAGACGCTCGACGACACGCGGGCCGTGCTGCACCTGACGCACCCGAACGGTGACAAGCACTCTGAGACATGGACGGCCGAAGACTCGAAGAAGGCCGGGCTCACGGGCGGCAACCACAGCAAGTTTCCGAGGGCGATGATCCGCAGCCGGTGCATCACGGCGGCGCTAAAGGGCATCGGCTGGGCCGGTGCGGTCGGGAACTACGACCCGGACGAGCTGCGGGACGCGATGCCGACGCCGAAGGCCGCCGAGCCGGCCAAGCGTCCCGGCTGGCGGGACCGCGTCGCCCAGGCGGTGACGGTCGATGATCTGGGCCGGATCGGTGACGACGCCGACCAGGCGGTGAGTAACGGCCGGTTATCTCCCGCCCAGCGGGAGCAGCTCGACGCCGCGATCAACGAACGGCACGCCGCGATCGAAAGCGAGGTGACGGCATGAGGCTTCACCGGGCAGACGTTTACGAACAGATCAGGTCCGATGGCGTGTTCGTGCATTTCAGCACCGCCGAGGCTGTGGACGTGCACGGCAAGTTGTACGCCTCAGTTGGCGACAGCTTGTACGGCGGTGATGGGTGGCACGAGACGGAGGCCGCGGCACGAGAGGACGCGGCGGCCAAGATCGAGGCGATGTCGCAGGTGCTCCAGGCCCAGGCATGGCGAATCAGAGCAGGAGGCCGCTGATGAGCGACGCGCTACCGACGATCGTTGCTCGGGTGCTGATGCAGGCCGAGCACGTGCGTGACCGGGTCCACAGCGTTCCGGTTCGCACCGCGCCACCGGCTGGCATGTCAGAGGACAAGGCTCGTGAGTACGGGCCGCTGCTCCTCGAGTACCTCCGGCTGGCGATTGCGGAATGGCGTCGGCCCGGTGCGAGTGCGACGCCGCAGAACTTGTCGCAAGCGTTGATGTCGGCGGAGCGGGCGATTGTTCAGGCCAACGAAATGAAGGAGGGGCAATGAGCTTTCGTGACGGAATCCGACGCGACCTCCAGGCGAAGAGGCAGAGAGACCGCTCGGCAGAGCAGGAGCGGCAGTTCCTGAAGATCGCCGACCTCGTACCGCTGACGAGAACAGGGCAGATGAGTCATGCCCGATTCTTGGAGATCACGCGGGACATCTTGAATGGTGACGCCGACCGGATCGTCCGTGTCGGGCAGGACTTTCGACCGGACATTCAGACAGGGGAGGGGCGATGAGGGTTCACAACTTCGATGACGGGTTCGACGCGGCGACGGCTGGCGGTGCGCCGGCCGGCGAACGCGAGATGCTGCCGGACGGCACTCACGGCGTGACGATCAAGGAGGCGAGCGAGGGGCCGCACAAGTTCGCCGAGAACAACCCCGGCGACTTCCTGCACCTCACGCTGGCCCCGAACGGCTCGTACGGGTTCGTGTGGGTGTCGCTTGGATCGTCGGCGAAGGACCGGGCGCAGGCCGGGCTCCTGGCGACGGCTCTCGGGTTCACGCCGGACGCATGGGCCGACGCCGATCCGTCGGAGCTTGTCGGCATGGAACTGAAGGTGACGACGAAGCAGGTCACGCTGCGGAGCGGTAAGACGCGAGTGTTCGTCAACGACTATCTGCCGGCGATCGCCGCCGCACCGGAGAAGAAGCCAGCCGCAAGGACGCCGGCGGCGAAGGTCGCCGCCGCTCGAGGCGACGAGGCCGGCGGCGGGGACGATATTCCGTTCATGTGGATGCTCCCGCTCGCCCTGGCGGTGGCGTCGATGGGAGGGCTGGCATGAAGAACTGCATCCGTTGCCGAGAGCTTAAGCCAATCGAAGAGTTCTATCGTCATCCGATGATGTTCGACGGGCACCTCAACAAGTGCAAGGCGTGCTGTCGCACGGATGCGGTGAAGAACCGACGGCAGAAGCTGGAGTATTACAGGCAGTACGACCGCGAGCGCTTCGACACGCTTCGCCGTCGTGAGTCTGTTCACGCGAGCCTCAAGAAGCAAAACGCGGCACACCCAGAGAAGAGGGCGGCACGAATCGCGGTTGGTAACGCGATCCGTCGTGGAACTCTGATTCGGAAGCCGTGCGAGGTGTGCGGCACCATGCAGTCAGAGGCCCATCACGAAGATTATTCACGGCCGCTCGATGTGCGGTGGTTTTGCCGAGTGCATCATCTCATGCACCACGGTAACTACATCGTGCAGGAGTCAGCTTAGGTCTACCCGGCCCGCCCTGGCCCCGCTGAACACGGAAGCGGAATGGGCTCGTCAGCCGGATGAGCGAGCGGAAACTTGCCCGCAATCGCCGGCGATCGTGGGGCAGCGAACATTTCCCGCAGGCTGCCACGACAACCACCTCGGAGTCGGGCCGGATGCCGTTCGACGCGGCAGGGTGGGATCAGAAACGGAGTTCGCATGGCACGCCTGGTCGTTATCGAAGTGCTCGGAGGCCCGCTCGACGGGAAGAGGGTGCCGTGGGATCTCGACGCCGAGTGCATGGTGTGGACGGACGGATCGCGGCTGTACCAGCACGTTGTTGACGAACAGTGGACAGGGAAGCGGATGCGCAAGGTGTTGCGGCACGTGCAGACGGTGCCGATGCCGAAGCGAGACAAATAAACCCGGCGGCGGGCGGGACTAACCCACACCCCGAACCAATTCGGGGCTCGGGCCGGTCGCGGAAAAACCGCCCGCCGTCGGGGTTTTCAAGGAGGAGACGCATGGAAGAGGCGAAGCGGTGCAGGCGGTGCGGCGAGACGAAGCCCGCGGGCTCGTTCTCGGTCAACCGACGATCCAAGGACGGGCGCACCGCCTGGTGCAGATCCTGCACGTCGGCGTACACCGCCGAGCGACGCCGGGTCGCTCGCACGATGCTCCGCGGTGTGCAGCGTGGCAGCAATGGGGATCTGCTCGTCGAGACGCTCACCTCAAGGCGTGACGACTACATCCTCATGCTCTCGGCCGCCGTCGACCGGTGGCGAGCGTCTGACGATGCGGAAGACCGGGCCGGGGCGAAGGACGCCGTTCTTTTTAGGTGCCGGCAGCTCGTCGAGGCGGAAGGGCTGGTGGCGACATGAGCACGTTCCAAGGGCAGCACTACATCGACTTCGACGCGGCTCCGGCTCGTCGCACCGATCCGCCGACCTCGGTCGCGGCCGGGCAGGCGATGACGGCCGCTGCCGTTGACGAACACGAACGGCTGATCCTTGCGGCGCTGGCGGCAGGGCCGGCCGGCAAGACGGAGCTGGCGGCTCGGATCGGCAGCATGACGGATCAGCAGGTGATCCGCCGGATGAAGCGGCTCGAGCGGCTCGGCAAGGTCGAGCGGACGGGGCTGGAGGTCATGTCGGCCGCCAGGCGGGGCGAGACGGAGTGGCGGGTTGTGGGTGGGGGGAGGGTGTGACTATGGCGGGCGACACGATCAACGGAATTGTCCTTGGAATCGGGGCTCCGAATCGCTCAAAAGACGGCCGGGCCGTGCAGTGCGCCATCGTGCTCGGAGACGAGCACGGGCTGTGCCGCATCTACGCCGACTTCGGAGGCGTGATGAGGAGCGTAAGCGTGTGGGATCGCGTCTCGTGTTCGGTCCACACGCACGACGGCGACAACAGGATTGAGAGTTGGAAGCTCGACGGAGCGGAGATTCTTGGCAAAGTCGAGTCTTCCTCTGAGAAGCGGACGATCCTCGACGGCTGCATTCTCAAGCACGGCGACGAAGATCCGATTGACTATCTAAACCGGGAGCGCCGAAGCGTTGGGCTCGTGCGTCAGCCGACGACGGGCATCGGCTACGGCATGGAAGTACGGGAGTTCGACGAATCTCCGGACTGGGTGATGACGCAGCGCGAGACTCCGCAGCGACCATACGTTCACTGGAGAAGCTCTGCTGGAAAGAAGCACGAGCACCAGTTGTGCGCTCACGAAGCGTACGAGTGGCTTCGACGCAACCCGTCAAACACATCGCAGCTATGGTCGAACCTTCGGATCGAGGACATCGACTTCACCAAATGGCTTTTGGTCGGCAACACTAAGGACAAGCGGAATGTGTGGGTCGTTGTCCATGTCCACCGGCTAAAAAAAACAACCCAGCAACCTACGCTCGCAAACTGCTCGATCAGCGATGGAAGGCCAAGCGGCTGGCCTTACTTGCCACGCGAGGACATTCGTGCCAGGCGTGTGGCCTCGACGGGTCAGGGCCAGTTGTTCACCACATGAAGTACGACTCCGACCTGGAGCCGTGGGAGTACGAGGACGCCGACTACCTCATTGTTTGCCGGCACTGTCACAAGAGGATTCACGGACGATGTTCATAGAACTCCAAAAGGCCATGCAGAAAGACTACGGGGAGTATGAACTTAGGAAAACCAGAGACTTGGCATTCAAGGTAATGCCAGACATCGATTCGTTGATTGTCGGCGCAGTTGCGCTGCTTGAGATGGCGCAGCATATTGGCCCATGCTGCGGGCCGCAGGTGAACCTCGGCGACGCGATCCGCGCCTGTAAGGCTGCTCTTCTGTTCGACTACGACAACCTTCCGCAAGAAACGGGGACGCCTAAGTGAATAACCACCCGATCGCAAACGTCTGGCCGATGTTGGACGATGAGAAGCTGGACGAACTCGCCGAGGACATTCGGCAACAAGGCCAACTCCAGCCGATCTGGACGTTTGAAGGCATGATCCTTGACGGCCGGAATCGCTTTGAGGCGTGCCGGCGGGCTGAGATCAAGCCGATCATCATGGAATACAAGGGCGACGAGCCGACCGCGTTTGCGGTGTCGCTGAACGACCGGCGGCGGCACATGGGCAAATCGGCCCTCGCGGCCGTCGCTGCTGAGCTGGAGCCGTTCTTCGCGCAAGATGCTGCACGCAGGAGGAAAGAGACAGAAGGAAGGCCGAAGAAAGACGCTGAAAAACTTACGGAAAAACTTCCGCAAGTTTCCAGCCCGCCACGTGCTTTGATGGCCCGCGAAGAGGCCGCAAAATCCGTCGGCGTCAACGACCGCTACGTTCAGGACGCCAAGAAGGTAAAGGCCCAAGCTCCTGAAGTGTTCGAGCGCCTGAAGGCCGGAAAGATTACGCTTCAAGACGCCAAGCGTGAGGTGGCGAAGAAGCCAACCGACGATTGGCGCAAAGACGAGCGTGACCGGCAGGAAAGGTGCGAAGGCGGCGCTACGGTGGTCGCCAACGCATCCAACGACAAGAACTTGATCGCATGGGCCGAGGCCGAGGGTCTGGCGGTTCGCGTGGATCGAGGGACGCGATACGGCAATCCGTTCATTCTCGGTGAAGACGGCGATCGAGACGATGTGTGCGACGCCTACCGGCTGCACTACCTCCCGCACAAGCCGAGCATCGCTGAGCGTGCCGGCGATCTCGTCGGCAAGGTATTGATCTGTCACTGCTACCCGGAGCGCTGCCACGCCGAGTATCTCGTGAAGCTCGCAAGGGAGAGTGTCAAAACCCAATGACCCTGCCCCACGACTACGCCGCTCTCATCGCCATCGCCCAGGCCCACGAGCTGGACGCGATCAAGAAGCAGATCCTCGACCGTGTCGACGAGATCGGGATGGCAGCGTCTCGGAATCTGCTGATCGAGTTGGCGGCCAGGCGGAAGGCGTTGGCGGAGGAGCGGCGGAAGCTGCAGGAGCTGTGGGACGCGACGCCGGCGGCGGCGGACGATGTGGAGCTCGAGGACGACGGCGAGGAGGCGGCGTATGGCGGGTGAGTGGATTGCCTATGACCTCGGCCTGCCCGATAAGCCGGAGGTGCAGGAGCTGATCGACCTGACGGGCGAGCCCGTCGAGGTGGTGACGTTTCGGCTCCTCCGGCTCTGGGGCTGGGCGGCCATGAACACGACCGACGGGCGGGCACGGATGACCGTGGCCCGGCTCGTGCGGACGTGCGGGGCGGATGCGGACTTCTGGCGGGCCGTCGAGGCCGTCGGGTGGCTGGAGATCGACGAGACGGACGCCACCGTTGCTATCCCCGGATGGGATCGCCGGTTCAGCCAGGCGGCCAAGTCGAGGCTCCAGCACGCCGACCGGTCAGCGGCTCACGAGGACAAACGCCGACGCGCCGGGGCTCCCGGCGCTCAAGCGCCGGACGCTCCGGCGCACGAGCGCCGTAGAGGAGAGGAGAGGAGAGGAGAAGTTCCTCCTCCTCCGCGAGACGCTTCGCTCGGGGACACCGGAGCCGGGGAGGCGTGGCAGGCGTTTCGCCGGGCGTGGAACACCGGGGCGGCGGGCGGGAACCGCCGCGAGTGGAAGCCGGCGGCACCGCCGCCGGCGTGGGCGGCCCGGATCGCGGAGCCGGGGTGGTACGACCAAGCGGGCGAGGCGTTGGCCCGGCTGCCGCGTTGCCGGTACTTCGAGACGCCGGTCACCCTGCCGCAGTTCGTGGGCGAGCGGTTCGTGGCTTTGTGCCTCGGCGGGCAGTACGACGCCGCCAAACCGGCGAAGGGCGGCGGGCCGACACCGGAGCGGTCGGTGAGGGCGTGGTCCGGTGCGGACGCCGACCGGTTCAAAGCGACGGCGGCGAGGGTAAATACACCCGCCGACTGACCCCGGATTGGACAAGTCCGGGGCGTGTTAGGTTTTGCGGCTCGACGGATCGTTTCCCTATCCCACGGAGGTGGACATGCGACGGATTCTCATGGCGATGGCTCTGGCTCTCCTGGCGACCTCGGCCGACGCCGGCCCGTTCCGGCGGTCGGTGACGACGACCAGGGCGTCGACATGCTCGGGCACGAGCTGCTCGTCGGCGTCGACGCGGACGGTGACCCGCGGCGGCGGTGCTCAGGCTCACGCCGAGGCGATGGCCGCGGCGGGCTCGATGGTCCACGCCGCCAGCCACGGCGCGACCTACGAAGGCGTCGGCGTCGGCGGCTCGCCGGCCGCGGCCCTCGCGTCGTGCTGCAACAACGGCGGGGCGGTGCTCGAGGAGGGTGTGGCTCGCGGGCGGGATGGGCGGTGGTATGCCTGTCGGCGCTACAGCATGAGGTGAACGTTCGACGCCAATAGTTCAAGAGCTCCCTGCCGCGAGGCAGGGGCCGCGGCAGAATCCGGCGCTGCCGGAGATCCGGGTTCGAGTCCCGGTTGGCGTCCTGGGATCGATGTGAACTCTCGGAGGGAATCGAGATGCGGTTGATGCGTGTGGCTCTTGCGGTCGTGGCTCTTTGTCTCGTCGGTGCGTCGTCGCAGGGTGCTCTCCAGCGGACGCAACCGGCCGCGAAATCGACGGCGGTGGCGAGGTGGTGGAAACAGACGGTCAAGATTCACTACGCCGATGGCTCGTGGGAGTGGGGCTTTTACCGCTGGTACGGGATGGCCGATTCGCGGACCTCGCCCACCGTGTGGGTTCTGTTGAACGGTGCAACGCAACTGTCCGCGTGGGCGCTCGTGGGTGCTCGGATCGAGGTGGTCGGTACGCCGTATCCGGGGTGAACGGTGTGAAAGAAAACGGGCCGAAGGTTGAACAGTTGGCGGTGTTATTTAAGGCGGCGAGGCCGCGGGAGGGGTGAGGTGGCAGGAGTGACATTGGCGGACGTTGGTGGTCCGGTGCATCCGCAGGAGACGCAAAACGCCGACGGCAGCGTGTCTGTGTGGTACGGAATCAACCTCCGCGACTACTTCGCGGCGGCAGCTCTGCAGGGAATGCTTTCTCACCCAGACGCCGTGAAAGTGGATTGGAAGGATCTTGCTGGAGAGGCATACCAAGCGGCCGACGCGATGCTCGCCACGCGCAAGCCGAAGGAGTCATCGAATGGCTGACCACGCATGGTGCCGCGACGTTGCCCGCGACGAACAGGTGCGAGCGGCCGAGGACGGCAGGGCCGCGCCGCTGCCGACGCTGGGGGAGTGCATCGAGCGGCAGAAGCAGACGGCCCGCCCATGTGGCGGGACCGATCCCGCCCCGTCGCGCGGCGAGCGCGGCGCGGCGGACACCGGCATGCGCACGGAGCGGGTGACGCTGGAGGTGACGCACGATCTCGACGCGCGGCTCTCGGACTGGATTGTCGAGGTGGTCGATGAGTCGCTGGGGCTGATGGAGTCCGTGCGTGTTGTCCATGAGCCGAAACTCGCATCACACGCGAACGATGACGGCGAATCGAATCACGCCGCCCAGGCCGCGAGCGGCGGCGGGGAGCAGCCGCGCGGGTGGCTGACCGAGGAGGAGCGGGAGGCTGTGGATGCGGCCCGCGATTACTTTGACGACGACGATCACGGCGACAGCGAATGCGTCTTCATCGCTCGCGTGCTCAAGCAGCTTCTCGCCCGCTCCACGCCGCCAGAGGTGGTGCTCGATGCTTTGCCCACCGATGAAACTGGCGAGTGTTTTTCTCGGCGTGACGTTATCAAAGCCCTCGCCGCTGCGGGCGTGGCGGTGAAGGAGGTGGGGAAATGATCCCGTACACATGCCCGTGTTGCGAGGTTCTACAGCCGCCTCATAAAGGCGACTGCACGTTTCACGCTGACGCGCCGGGCGATGCCGCTACCTTTGACGAAGTGTCTGCGCTGCGGGCCGAGATCGCCCGGCTCCGCGAGGAGCGGCGGTGGGTGCCGGTGGCGGAGAGGTTGCCGGAGAAATACCAGAGCGTCATTGTCGCGCTGACTCCTGACAGCAAAGGCAGAGTTGAGGTATGCGAAGCGGTTCACTGGAAGGGCAGTGATTTTGGGACAGATCGCGGTAACTACGAATGTTCCCACTGGATGCCGCTGCCGCCGGGGCCGGAGGGCGACGGGTGACGACCAGGCCAAGCCGCGAGCAGTTCGCGTCGCTCTACCTCGACCGCGAACTGACGATCGACACGATCGCTCGCATGTTGCGGATCTCGTCTGCGACGTGCCAACTGTGGGCGAAGCGATTCAATCTTGGGCAGCGGACGACGGGCGGATGGCGTGGCCATGTAAAGGCACCGCCGATCGTCTTGAAGCACGAGGACAACCACTGCAATCCGATCGACGACGGCCCGGCGTGGGGAGATCCGACGCCGGAGCAGATCGCGGAGCTGGCGGCGTACTGCCGGGCTCGACGGATCATGGACGGGCACACGTGCTACGTGTGGAAGCAGCAGTCGGAGGACGTGGCATGGGTGGCATGAGTCGGCAAAAGGGCAAGAGAGGTGAGCGTGAGGCGGCGGCCGAGCTTGGCGCTTTGCTCGGCGTCGATGCACGGCGTGGCGTTCAGTACCAGGGCGGCCCGGACTCGCCCGACGTGGTGCTCGACGGCGTGGCGATTCACGTCGAGGCGAAGCGTACCGAGAAGCTCACGCTATGGCCGGCCGTCGAACAGGCTCGAGCTGACGCACCAACTGGCAAGGTGCCGATCGTGTGGCACAGGCCGAACCGTAGGGGCTCGGTCGTGATCGTGGAGACGGCGAGACTGCTGGAGTTGGCGAGAGAGCTGGTGCGGGCGGCGGACGCAAAGGAGACAGGCGATGGATCGCCAAATGACATTGGCATTCGGACCGGAAGAGACGCCAGCAGAGAGGAAGAGGCGCAGGGATAGGGAAAGGCAAGCAAAGAAAAGGGCAGATAATCCAGAAGCGGTTAGGGCGATGAAGCGCGAGTGGGTGCGCAACAACGCAGAACACGTTCGCAAGAAGAGAAGCCAAACGCGTCACAGGAACATCGATAAGTACAGGGAAAAAGAAAAGGCGTGGTACGAGAAAAACAAATCAAGACTGTTGTCAATTGGAAAAGAGTGGCGATTAAAAAACAGAACCAAACTCAACGAATACAGGAAGTCCTACTACCACAGGGTTAAGAAGCACAAACCGAAGAAACCAGCATCGCCAGAACTAAAGCGTAAGATGTACGAATGGCACAAGCGATGGATGGAAAACAACCGAGATCGTGCTAGGAAGTACATGCGTGGATACATTAACGCCCGCATGAAGACGGACCCTTCATTTGCCGAAGCGCAAAGGCAAAGGCGAAGGGTCTGGAGCGCTCTTTGCAGGCAAGGAGCTAACAAGAGCAACAGAACCCTTGCTTTGATTGGATGTTCGTCACGCCAATTAGCTGCCCACATTGAATCGCAGTTCTGCGTTGGCATGACGTGGGAAAACAGGTCGCATTGGCATGTGGATCACATTCTTCCGCTCTCAAGGTTTGACTTGACCTGTGCAGACCATCAAGCCGTTGCCTTCCACTACACAAACCTGCGTCCAATGTGGAAGAGGGCAAACCTTTCAAAAGGTAACAGCATGCCAAGCGGCATCCCATTGGCCTTGCAGCAACGCGTCGGGTCCTCTTTAAAAACCTGGCTCGAACGGAGAT